TGCGCGACCGGATGCGCGATCTCGTCCGCAACGACCCGCTCGCGGCTAAGGCGGTGCAGGTTCTGGTCTCGAACATTGTCGGCACTGGCATTCGCCCCCGAGCAGCCGCCGCCGATCCGGCGCTGAACAAGCTGGCTGACGACCTCTGGAAGCGCTGGGCGCCGCGGGCCGATGCCGATGGGCATACCGATTTCCACGGCCTGACCGCCCTCGCCGTGCGCGAAATGATCGAAGGCGGTGAAGTGTTCGCCCTGCGCCGTCGCCGCCGCGCCAGCGACCGGCTTGCCGCACCGGTACAGATCCAGCTCAACGAGGCCGACCACCTCGATGGGGCCAAGTTCGACAACCGGCCGGATGGAGGCCGGATCGTCCAGGGCATCGAATACGATGCGCTCGGCCGCCGCCGCGGTTACTGGATGTTCCTCGACCACCCGGGCGATGCGATGCCGGTCTTTGGCCGCCGGTTTGAATCGCTCCGGGTTGGCGCGGACGGGGTAGCGCATCTCTTCGAACGCCAGCGGGTGCAGAACCGGGGAGTGCCCTGGGGCGTGCCTGCGATGCGCGGCCTGCGTGAGTTGGGCGACTGGCAGACCGCCGAACTGGTTCGCAAGAAGATCGAAGCCTCGATGGTCGGCTTCGTCTTCGGCGCCGATGAGGACCAGCAGTCTATGGCGCCGGTGGTGCAGGATGCCGATGGCAATCGGATCGAGCAGTTCGAGCCCGGCCTGATCGGCTATATCCGCAACGGCAAGGACATCAAGTTCAACACGCCTGCCTCGACCTCGGGCATCTATGAGTGGAACTGAGTGCAGCAGCACATCATCTCGGCCGGGTTCCGGGTGACCGACCAAATCGATGCGGCGAAAGCCCTGCAAATGGCGCTGGCGCGCCTTGGCTATTACAACGGCGCGATCAACGGCCTTTTCGGCCCCCGCACCGATGCCGCCCTGAAGGCCGTCGCGGCCGAAGGCGGCGCGATCCGCAACCTGAAGCATCCGACGGTCGCGGTGTCCGCCGGGCCGATGATCTTCCAGGGCAGCGCCCGCTACCCCGTGGACGAGATCGTCATCCACTGCGCCGCCACCCACCCGGACTGGATGCGCGGCCAGCCTCTGACCGCCAAGCGCAAAGAGATCGACCGCTGGCACCGCGAAGAGCGCGGCTGGCGCAAGATCGGCTACCACCATCTGATTGATCGCGACGGCGCCATCCTGCCCGGCCGCGCCGAGACCGAAATCGGTGCCGGGGTCGAAGGCCACAACCGTGGTGTGATCCACATCTGCCTGATCGGCGGCGCAGGATCATCCGCAACTGATCCCTTCGAGCGGAACTTCACCACCGCCCAGGATCGAGCCCTGCGGGGCCTGATCGACGCCATCCGCGCCGAGACCGCCATCACCCGCATCACCGGACACAACGACCACGCCGCCAAAGCCTGCCCGGGCTTCGTCGCGCGCAACTGGATGAACCGGGCCTGAAACCCATCAAAGGAGTGACCAACATGAACCTGATCAATCAGCCCACCCTTCGCCCCACCCGCAAGATGGCTGCCGTCGGCTGGACCAGCCTACTGGGCCCGATCGTGGCCGCAATCATTGCGCCCTGGCTGCCGGGGCTGTCCGAAGCTTGTGGTGGGGAGGTGGGGGCGTCCCTTGTCGCGGGTGGGCTCGCGCTGGCACAAGGGGTGGTGAGTTTTGTGGCGGGGTATGTGGTGAGGGAGAAATCTAACTCTGATACGCTCTTGGCAAGTTAGCATACGCTTGGGTGGGACACGCTTAGTTAGCATCCCACCCAAGGAAATCCGTCGTCGGACATCAGAACCACGACTTAATCCACTCAATAAGAGCCTCAACCGCATCTTTGACACCAGAAGCTGTCTGATTCCCGAGCTCATCTTCCACTCGCGCCCGAAGCTTGCGAACAAGGGCACGAGCAACACCCGGAGAAATCTCCTTCTCATCTGCACGCAGAATGATCGACGCGATGCGTTGGACCTCGCTCCCGTCTTTGACGTACACAACTATACGCTCAGTAGGGCCCTTACCTTCGGCAATCTCGACCAACCATCCCTCCTGATTGGCAAGAGCCCTTATGCCGCGCTTAAACTCAATGGTCTTCTTCTGTTGCATGGCTACCTCCGCTATCCACATGCGTACACTTTATCACTTCTGTGCTCTTGTCAAGCATGATATTGTCATGCTACATGATATGCACCCACCGCTGCAGCGCGGATCATTTCTGTATCGAATGGAGACTTAACCATGCACTACACCTATCTTGAGGCAGCTGATGACGGTGAAGTCATCCTCGAAGTGGTCGCATTTCCGGAAATCGTATGCGCCATCTCACCTGAGGACCAAAGCCATGGTCGCACACCCGCTATTGCGTATGATGCTGTAAAGAATGCTCTTCAGGCTAGAATTTCATACAACGACGAAATTCCCAGCCCCGCGACCGCTGAAGCATCTGGCAAGCATGTGGTTCTTTCGCCATTGGATGTTGTAAAGTTGTCGCTTTACGCTGAACTCCGCAAGCGTGGCTGCTCAAGAGCAGAATTTGCCAAACTTGTCGCAGCAACGCCCACCACACTTAGCCGTGCTCTTGACCTCTATCACGCCTCTCGGTTCGAAGTCATTTCGGACATGCTCGGACGTCTTGGCCTCGAAGTCCGGACTGAAGTCAAGATTGCAAAGGCTCAATGAAACAGAGTGGTCCGGCTTTCTATAAAAGAACCCGGGCCATTCTCCACTGCTCTCTTGTTTTCTTGATTAGCTCTAGCGATCGCACTGCGATCCTCTCCGAATCAACGTCAATCCGATCACCTGTTCCGCGCGACTCAACAATTCTCAGTACAGTAGCAATGATCTTTTCACGCATTTCTGACAACAGTCGATATCGCTCCGGCACTGGCTTACCATAAGCATCGTTATTTTCTATTAGGGCGAAATAGGATAGAAAAATGAATGCGTTTCTAATTGACGCAGCAGCCCAGTCTGTAACAGATATTGATCGCTCCTTGTCGCTTACATGAGAAACAAGAACTGAAGGGAAAAGTGTGCAATGAAACACATTCTCTAAGTAAGCAAGATTAAAGACCAGAGATTTAATGCATAGTGCTCCCTTCGCGGTAGAAGAAAGCAGAATGTCGTATATCCCATTACGATAGACGACATGGGCCGATGCAAACTCAGTCTGAAGCAGAAAAAGAACTACGTCCTTAGCGCCAACTGGCGAATAACCAAAAGTCCTTTCCATGCTTGAAGAAAACTGACTGAAACTCATATCTCCCTCTGACAGCAACTGAACGGCCCTTAACTTCTTGAGGAAGGAATGATGGTCGATTGTTTCGCTCTTAGAATGGTCAAGATAATTGAACACATTATCAAAATGGCCTGAAAAAGCTAGGTTCGGGACTGGCGTTATAGATGGCTTTCCATCACCGGTCATTCCTGACGCATCCACCACTACCTTGGCTGCATTTTCAAACGCTCCACCCTCAGGATTCAAGAGAAGCTCAACAACTCGATAGGATTTTCGAGCAAGAAAGTCGTTTCCTCGAGTCGAAGCGAGTGCATGGATTAGCTTCAGCGGAGATGAGTCGAAGTACTCCTCGGTGTCCAAATACCCGAGCGATAGCATTTCCTTCACGCTCCAGTCAAAAATAACGGAAAGAAATCGAAACTGCTCGCGGAGATCACCGGCGAATAGATTATAGAGTATTTCAGCGTTGACCCGAGTAGCGCCATTCCGGGAAATTGCGATCATCGTCCTCTGCGCCACACGCATTAGATCAAACGTAACTTCTTCTGCGCGCGTAGCTGCATTTGGATCCGCTGCAATGATAGTCTTGGCCGCTCTTTGGGTAACGGACAGAGTGGCGGCAAGTCCGTCAACCGGGGCTACTGTATAGACTGACTCGAAATCCAGGGATCTGCCGACCTTATTGTATTCGAACTCCAGCTGAGCCGCAGTATTTCGCCGCAGTACCAAGATGCTGTCGCAGTCATTTACTTCACCAGCCAAACGCAATTCAGTTGGCGATGATAGCTCTGCGCGGTTCTCGACAAGATACTTGACCCAAGACCATCGATCACTTTCCTGAAGTGCATCGTGGACGTCCAATGAGTCCAATCCATCGAAGACCGTGACAACCGTCCTATCTTCCCAAAGAGCGCCAACAAGGAGCACCCGCAGACGCGGGGGCTGCTGCTTTAGCTCCCGCATAAGTTCAGCATTGCCTAGTGACGCTGCATGAAGAACTGTTTCAATAACTTTCACAAAGTCGTCTTCATCCCGGACACCAACCACAGGCGCGAGTCTGCGCATGGCAATCGCTATCCTAGATACTTCTTCTGCCTGTCGCGCTGGCTTCGAGAATGCAAAATTCATCTCGTATTTCGAGCAATCGCGGAGGTCAAAGAATCTGTCGAGTACAAGATCGCGGGCATGAATGAAGGATAAGTAGTTCAGTAGAGCCTCGTTCCTTGTCTTCCCACGCTTTTCCCACTGCTTAAGGAACTTCATGAACTCGAACCGAGAAACGACGAGCTTCTTCCGCTTTAGTTCCTTTGAGTGGCTCGTGATAAGGTACTTCAATAGTGTAGATTTGCCACAGCCTTTGTCACCAAGTACCACTTGGCCATGCCGATTTGTCGTGCCCTCTTGCAGTCTGTGCAGAAGAACACGCCGGAACCAGTCATCTGCAGTCTCTCTTGTGATGTTGACGGGCTCACCCTCGACCCATTTTGACTGGGATGCGTGTACGAGGTCATATTTTCTCTTTGAGGACCGCCGAGTAACGCTAGTACCGGAGAATACCAGGGAGCTCTGCCATTCAATCTCTGTAGTTCGTGCAAACTCAAGCTTTCGAGTCGCCTTTGCTACTGCTGCAAGAAGACGATCGATTGATTTCAGGTCAGCTGGCTGCACGTCTTCCCAGTCGGTTTCGGGGGGAGAGGTCGAAATCTTCTCGCGTTTCCTTCTGAGCGCTTGGGACTGCTTTGATAGCTCGAGTGCTGGGAAGCAGAAATCTGACTTTCCAACGACTGCAGGATTCAGTTTGGGTAGGTCGACGAACTGAGCTTTAAGTCGTTCACTCATGTCTTCACGCACTTTCTGGGCTAGTTTCAGAAGTGATACGAGCCTTGCTGCGATGTGTGAAGAGGGATTCCACTTGTTGTTCATGCTACTCGAGTCGCCGGCCCAATCACCCGCAGAGGGTTTGGTGCCTTATCCGAGACGGTCGCGCCAGAAGCACACCGCGACCGCGCTTCGGTAGGAAGGTTGATGCGGAAGAGAAGTCGCGCTGCAGTTGGACATTTGAATTCCGATTGATCGCTCCCTTCTGCGGTGTTCGCGCGCTCCTGATCCTGCCCGGCCACTATCCGCCTGATCTTGAACGTGGAATCCGTCCGTTTGTTGACCTATTGTTGACCCGCCGTCCGGACAGCAAAAAGCCCCGCTGGTTGGCGGGGCGCATGTGCTTGATAACATTGAGAGATTTTGGTTGCGGGGGCAGGATTTGAACCTGCGGCCTTCAGGTTATGAGGGCCACCCCGACGCCCGGAATAACCGCGTGATTTCCGATTGTTAGCCCATTTTCAGATCCCCAACGTCGGCGTCGTGTCGCACGGAACAGCCGCAAACCGCTGGTAGAAAACGGGAATCAGTCAGCAAGAGCCAACCGCACTGCCTCTCGGGCCATGGTTCCCAGCTTGGAGCGGTCATGTTTGTTCTCGCCCAGCCAGTTCGGTATCAACGCCCCCTGCGACGCGAAGTGCTCAACGTGGACGAATGTCACCCGACCATCGGTATAGGCGACGTCATTGACGGTCCGCCACGCACCGGGCCGCACTGAGGAAATCAGCCTGCGCGCTTCGCGGACATAGTTCATCTTGGTGCCAAGCCCGAACATGATCACCAGCTTGGTGCTGGTCGGAAGCGATGCAAGGAAAGTCATGGCGCAGTTTCCGGCGATTTCCTTGCCGAAAGGTGTGGCCACGAACTTGTCGAGCATACCGCCGCCTGAGCCCTTCCAAGGGTCCTTTTGCTCAGCAGGTCGTCTTGACCTATTCAGCTGGTCTTCCTTCTCGTCAAACCGAGCAACAGTACATCGGACCAGCGATCCGAAATGAAACCTGCCGCGCCGGTCGGCAATCAACTTATCGACGGCCCGGCCGAGATTTCCGTCCGCAGGACGGTCTACCACACCAACATGCGCGAGAATCTTACCCACAGCGGTCCTTGAGCCCTTGTAGGCAATCTGGTCATGCGGGGTAGTTGCCAATGCTCCTGCTTGCGTTGGCCCCTTCGAAAAGCCGAGAACCACGATCTCAGGCTCGCTGTTTCCCCACGCCAGCGGATTGGCTGTGATCCGCCATTGGCCGTCCTCAGCAGTGCGCCGGGTTCTGTCAAAGTCAATGCGGGCACCATCGCCAAAACAACGCGTGCAGTTCACTCGGCCATGCGACGGCAAGCAGCCCATCTAGATACCCCATACTTTTCTGAGGGTTATCCTAGCAGCTTCGCCTCGACCATGGCCATTGCCTTTTGGTGGTCTGGCGAGGGGAACAGGTGGCCGTAGCGTTCCATGGTCATCTGGATGGAGGAATGGCCCGCGAAGGTCATCACCTCCTTGATCGAGAAGCCCTGCTCGATCCAGAGCGACACGGCGAAGTGGCGCAGGTCGTGCCAGCGCATCGTCACCTCGACCTTCTCAAGCAGCTTGCGGAACCGGGCCTGCGTCTTGGTGTGCTGCAGGATCCCACCCTGCGGCGCGGGGAAGACCAGATCGAGGCTGTTCTTCGGGCAGCGCAGTTTCCAGCGCCGCAGGGCGTTCAGCACCATGGGCCCGGCCGGGATGTCGCGGAACCCTGCCCGCGATTTCGGCTCCCCCATCTGGTTGTAGGCATCCGCGCGTTGGCGGATGTGGAGGAAGCCCTTGTCGAAATCCACATCTGTCCAGCGCAGGCCCCGCAGTTCTGACGCGCGCAACCCACCGAGGGCGGAAACGATCAGGTGCGGTTTGAAATCCTCGTCGGCCGCCTCGATCAAGGCGCGGATCGCCTCCTTCGTCGGCACCGGGGCCTTGTGCTCGATCCGGCTGGACTTGATCACCCGCACGCCCTGCGCGGCATTGGTGAACAACTGGCCGTTGTCGATGGCATGGTCGAGCAACAGCTTCAGCACCGACAGCGCGCGGCGGGTCAGATGTTCGGACCGGCCGTTCAGCAGCATGCGGTCGCGGAGCTCGTTGACATGGCGGCGGGTCAGTTGGGCGATCAGCTTGTCCCCGATGCCGATGTCGGGCGCGGTGATGTGCAGACGCACATAGTCGCTGTAGCCCCGGAGGGTGGACCGCTCCATCCGCCGCCCCGTCTTGTGGCGCACCTCGCAATGGTCGAGCCAAGCCTTCGCGGCTTCGGCCACCGTCGTGCTGTCGCTGTCGGCCAGATAGGTGTGGTTGGCGACCAGCGAGCGGACCTTGACCAGATAGACGTCGGCATCCTTGCGGCGCGGGAACAGCTTTGACCGCCGCTTGCCTGCCTGGTCGGTGAAGTCCACCTGCCACCGGACAAGGCCCGAGGGCAGCGTGCGTTTGCGGATCGTGGCCATGGGTTCCCTCCGTGAGCGTAAGAAACGGGACCAGTTGTCAAAGCCCGTTAATTGGTGATATGAACCGTCTCATATGCACTTGCAACGAATTGTTGCGTGTGTAAAGCCCTCGTTCATGATCGGAGCCCATGACAATGACAGCCAGCGAACGGAACGGTGCGGAAGCGCCGGAACCGCTCTTTCATGGCGACGCGGAAGCGGTAGCGGCATCGGGAATGCCCCTGCCCAGCCTGCGTGTCCTGCAAGCTGCCGGTGCCATTCAGGCGCAAAAGACCCCCAAGGAGCACGGTGGATTCAAACGGATGTGGCGCGAGGAGGATGTGCTGATCGCCTCGATCGGCGCATTAATCAGCGAGCACTTCGCCTGGAACATCCGCATCGTGGCCGAAGCCATGGCCAAGACACGCCCCGGCACATGGGCTGCGCTGACGTCCTCGATTGCGGGGATCATCTCACCCGAAGAGGGACCGCTGGTGCGATCAACCCCGGACGACTGGTATCTCGACCTGATCGACCGGAAGTTCCTGTTCCTGCGACTGCCGCCACTTTTCGCCACCATCTTCCACGACGCGCCGCCCGGCGAGAGCGACCTGATCATCGGCTACGCAACATCGAAGGACACGTTCCAGATGCTGCCGTGGCTGGCTGGAAGTCCGCAGGGCCTCGCCAAACTCTCGAAAGCATCTTCCCCGGCGCAGGCCACCGCCGCCGAACGCATCTACAAGCTGGCCATGGCCACCCGCGCCAACGCGCTGAGCACCGCCAGTATCAACATCAGCATGCAGGTTCGCGCCGCTTGGCGCCGCCTCCACGGACTTGACGCCCACTTCCTGCAAGACGCCCTGCCCTAGAAAGGAGACTCAGCCATGACCAAGCATCCCGGTTCCGTCGAGAACCTTCAGCAGACCGCGACCGAGGTGACGCTCGGCGATGATCTGCTGCACGGCGCAGATGCAATCGCCAGGTTCATGTTCGGCGACGCGAAGCACCGCCGCAAGGTCTACTACCTGACCGGCGAGGCCCCGAGGGGCATGCCGCACTTCAAGATGGGCTCGGTGATCTGCGCCCGCAAAAGCACGCTGCTGAACTGGATCGCACAGCAGGAGCGTTTCACCCCGGGCGAGTGACGGCAGCCGCAAATGTCCTGAGGTCCGCGATCCGGTCGCGGGCTCCACTTCCATCAGATGCATAGCGAACCCCGCCCCATGACACTTCAGGACAATCCGCTCGACTTCAACGACGTGCCGCCCGCGCGCAAAGGTCGTACGTCGCGGCGCATGGCTGTGGCCCGGGTGGCGGAACTGCTGAACGACCGGATCGCCGATCTCGCCGTGGAACTGCTCGGCACCCCGAACCGCGCCCTGTCCAGCGCGCAGCAGTTGCGCTTCGGGACCAAGGGCAGCGTCGCGGTGGAAATCGCAGGCAAGGACGCCGGGCGCTGGTATGACCATGAGGCCGGAACTGGCGGCGCTGGGCCGGAACTGATCCGTCATCACTTCGGGATGGACGAAAAGGCTGCATGGGACTGGGCACGCCACTGGCTGGGCGATGCGGAAATGCCTGCCTCCTGGACCGCCGCCAAACCGGCCACCACCAAACCCGCCAAGGCCCCGGCATCTGGCCCGGCCCGCACCGTGGAATTGTCGGAAGCTGAACTCGCAGCGAAGGTCGCAGAGATCGTGCGCCAGACCGAGGTTCCGAATGGCACACCAGCCCATGCCTATCTGGTCGCGCGCGGGATCGCCATTCTGCCCCCCGACTGCATCCGCTTTCGCCGGAACGCTTATGGCAGCTACGGTGCGATGGTCGCACTGGCAACCGATGCGGCGGGCGAGGTGCTGGCGATCCAGCAGGTCTATCTGACAACCGAGGGCAAAAAGGCCCCTGTCAATCCAGTCAAGCGCACCAACAAGGCCGTCGAGGGATGGGGCGAACGCTCGGCCGTGCGCCTGCCGGGGCAGGAACCTCTGGTCCTCTGCGAGGGTGTCGAAACCGCGCTGTCGGTCTGGCAGGCCACCGGTCAGGAGGTCTGGGCTTGCCTCGGCGTCTCGAACATCGGCCGTGCGCCCGTCCCCGACAAGGCCACGGTCATCATCGCCCGCGATGGCGATGCGCCCGGCAGCAAGGCCGAAGGGATGATCACCCGCGCTGCAACCGCCCTCGCCCTGCGCGGGCTGACGGTGATGATCGCGACGCCGCCTAAGGATCAGGACTTCAACGACGTGCTGCTGCGCGAGGGCGAGGAGGCCATTCGCAACCGGATCGCCGGTGCCGATCTGTTCCGTCCAGACCAGGCTGAGCAGAGGCGCAAACGCCTTTACATCGGGTCGGACGTGGAGATGGCGAAGCGCGTGCGCGAAGATCTGACCGAACGCCATGGCCGCATTGTTCATGCCGAGGGCGAGTTCTGGCGCTACAGCGGCACCCATTGGGAGGCGATCCCGACCCATGAATTGCGTCTGCCGGTCCATGCCTACGACGGCGCGAGTTTCGAGACGCCTGCGGGCGAGCCCTCGAACGTCAAGCTGACCCAGACCCGCGTCAACTCCGTCCTGCACGAATGTGCCGCCCTCTGCGCCGAGCCCAGTTTCTTCGACGCCCCGCCCGCTGGCATCAACTGCGCCTCAGGCTTCCTGCGCTTCGATGCGACCGGCACGCCGCATCTGGAACCGCACCACCGCACTCACCGCTGCCGCCACACCCTGCCCGGACGCTGGACCCCCGGTGCCTCCGGCATCCCGCCCGAAGGCTCCATGCTGCGCCGCCTGCTCTCCGGCAGCTTCAAGGGCGACCCGGACGCTCAGACGAAGTGCGACCTGCTGGCCGAGGTCTGTGGATCGGCCGCGCTGGGCTATGCCACGCGCCTGGTGCAGCCCCGTGCCGTCGTGCTGCATGGCAAGACCGCCGAGAACGGCAAGAGCCAGATCCTCGATCTCGCGCGCGGCCTTCTGCCTGCCAGCGCCATCTGCTGTGTCCCCGCTGCCAAGATGGGTGACGAGCGGCATGTCACCGGCCTCGTCGGCAAACTCCTGAATGCCTCCGACGAATTGTCTCCAGAGGCCATCGCGTCGAACATCTTCAAATCCGTCGTCACCGGCGAGCCGATCGAGGGGCGCGATGTCTACAAGAGCCGGGTCGAGTTCCGCTCGGTGGCGCAGAACCTGTTCGCCACGAACCAGTTGCCCAGCTTCAAGGGCGGTGTGGACCGGGGCGTCCAGCGCCGCCTGCTGCTGATCCCGTTCACCCGCACCATCCCCCTCGATGAGCGGATCGAGGATATCGGCAAACGCATCGCCTCCGAGGAAGCCGACCTGCTGCTGGCATGGGCGGTGGAAGGGGCTTCGCGGCTGATCCGCCAGCGCAACTTCGCCATCCCGGAAAGCTGCCGTGAGGCGCTGATCGAGTGGGTGCTGGGGGAGGACCCGGTGCTGGCATGGATCGACGCTTGCGTGAAGGTCGTGCCCATCGTGAACGGCGGCCCGATGCTCGCGACCCGCGATGCCTACATGAGGTTTCAGAACTGGGCGCAGGCCGAAGGCTTCAAGCCCGAGAAGATCCCCGCGATCAACGGCTTCGTCCAGCGCGTCCAGGCCCAGGTGGCGGGGATCCAGCACAAGCGCACCAGCGCAGGCCGGTTCTTCCTCGGCATCACAGTGACGCAGTGGTGACGCAAGAATGACGGACTTTGGCGCACAACCCATTGATAGTGTTGAGATGACGCACTTCGCTCCAACCTTTTTGATAGAAGGGGAAAACCACCTAACCCTGAAGGTTCAGATTACCCCCTATATAAAATGTTCTCCGGGCAGGTGCGTCATCTCAACACTTTCAGAGACTTACGCCCCGCAGCCCGTCATTTCTGCGTCATTCCTGCGTCATCCGCCGCGCCGCTCGGGTCGGTCTGAGGGGCATCAATCGGGAAGGATCGGGAACGCGGCGGTTCCTCCCGGGCCAATTCGTATGCGGGGGAGCGCAGCGCATTGGCCCGCCAGCGTCAGGGGGCGTAAATGACTAAACTCGACAGCGCCGAGACCAAGACCGCCTTCGCCGCCCGCGTCGGCCTGACCAAGGGGCGCATCTCGCAGCTGGTGGCCGAGGGGCTTCCGGTGCGCCCGGATGGGCAGATCGACGTGGCGGTGGGACTGGCCTGGATTGAGGACAACCTCGACCCGGCCCGCCGGAACAAGGGTGGTGCCAGCCCTGCCCCTGCCCGCGTCTCGACCACGCTGGCCGAGGCCAAGCGGCTGCATGAGATCGTCAAGGTGCAGCGTGCCAAGCTGGCCTTCGAGAAGGAGCAGGGCCTGCTCGTGGAAACCGCCGCCGCCACCCGCACGGTGTTCGCCCGCGCCCGAGCCGAACGCGACGCGCACATGGCTTGGGTTCAGCGCACCGCGCCGCTGCTGGCGGCCGAGGTCGGGGCCGATCCGCGTGCCACCTTCGCAGCCCTCGACCGCATGATGCGCGAGCATCTGGAGCACTTGGCCGACCTGCCCTTGGGGAGTTTTGGCGATGGTGCCTGAGATTGACCTCGCCTGGCGGCGCGGCATCCGGCCCGAACCGCCGATCCCGGTCTCGGACTGGGCCGACCGGCACCGCATCCTGCCGCCGACATCAGCCGAACCAGGCCGCTGGCGCACGGATCGCACGCCCTACCTGCGCGCGGTGATGGACGCCCTGTCCACCTCCAGCCCCTATGAACGGGTGGTGCTGATGAAGGGGGCGCAGACCGGTGGGTCTGAAGCCGGGCTGAACTGGCTCGGCTACATCATCCAGAACGCCCCCGGCATCGCCATGCTGGTCATGCCCTCGCTCGACATGGTGCGGCGGAACACCACGGTGCGGATTGACCCGCTGATCGAGGCCACCCCTGCCCTGCGCGATCTGGTCTCGGCACCCCGATCCCGCGACGCCGGGAACAGCCTGTTCCGCAAATCCTTCCCCGGTGGCCAGCTGGTGATGACCGGGGCAAACAGCGCGGTCGGCCTGCGATCCACACCGGTCCGCTACCTCTTTCTGGACGAGGTGGACGGCTATCCCGGCGATGCCGATGGCGAGGGCGATCCCGTCGATCTGGCCATCCAGCGCACCACGACCTTTCGCGGGCGGCGCAAGATCTACATGGTCTCCACGCCCACCCTGAAAGGCCATTCCCGCATCGAGGCGGCATTCCTCGACAGCGACCAGCGGTATTTCCACGTCCCCTGTCAGCATTGCGGCGATATGGCCCCGATCACATGGGCGCGCATCCGGTGGCCCGAGGGGCAGCGCGACGCTGCCTATCTCATTTGCGATGCCTGCGGCGGCGTACATCACGAGCACGACAAGCCCCGCCTTCTGGCCACTGGCGAATGGCGCCCAACCGCGCTGGGCGATGGCCGCACTGCAGGGTTCCACCTGTCATCGCTCTATTCCCCTTGGGAGACGTGGGCTGAAATCGCGCAGGAACATGCCCGTGTCGCCAAGGATCCCGCCCGCCTGCAGGTCTGGGTCAACACCAAGCTGGGCGAGTCCTGGGAAGACCAGGCGGGCGACACCGTTCCGGCCGACCCGCTTATGGCGCGGCGTGAGGATTGGGGCAGCGACCTCGCCCCCGGCGTGGCCGTGTTGACGGCGGGCGTCGACGTGCAGGGCGACCGGATCGAGGTGCAAGTTGTCGGCTGGGGCTACGACGAGGAAGCATGGGTCATCGACTACCGCGTCCTCTGGGGTGACCCGTCAGGACCGCGCCTCTGGTCCGATCTCGATGGCGTGCTGAATGGCACCTGGGGCGATCTACCCGTGCGCGCTGTCGCTGTGGATACCGGCGGCCACCACACCAAGATGGCCTACGAATTTTGTCGCACCCGCCTCGCCCGCCGCGTCTGGGCGATAAAGGGCCGCGGCGGGCCGGGCATCCCGGTCTGGCCGCGCCGCCCCACCCGCACGAACAAGGGCAAGATCCCGCTCTTCATCGTCGGCGTCGATGCCGTGAAGGACGCGGTCTACGCCCGCCTGAAACTGACCGAACCCGGCCCCGGCGCGATCCATTTCCCCCGCCGCCTCGACACAGACTACTTCCGGCAACTGACCGCCGAACGCGTCGTTACCCGCTTCGAAAGGGGCCGTCCAATTCGCTCCTGGCAACCCAAGCGCGACGGCGAACGCAACGAGGCCCTCGATACCTTCGTCTACGCCCACGCGGCCCTCCACGGGCTGATCAGCATGGGGATGCGGTTGAACGAGGAGGCCGAAACGATGCGCGCGCCACCGGTGCGGCCCGCAGCTAGACCGATCCGGTCGGCGTGGATGGGGTGATCGCGGATTGACCGGGCCGCCCCGTTGTGGTCATTCTGACCACAAATCAGGGAGGGGCCGATGAAGGCCATGTCTGCCCGCGAAGCCAAGCACCACTTTGGCCAGCTGATCGACGATGCGCGCGCCGAAGCGGTGGTGGTGGAAAAGCACGGTCGTCCGGTAGTCGTGGTGCTGGCGGTCGAGGAATATGAACGGCTGACGGGACGGACAGTTTCGCCCTCCAACAAGACCAACAAGGACGAACAGTAACCGATGCCCATTCTGAACTGGCTGACCCGCGACGACGACATCCGCACGGCGGCCCGCGTTCCATATCGCCTGCTGGAGGAAGACCCTACCCTGTCGGCAGGCGACGGTGGCGCTGGGAACATTCTCATTCACGGTGACAATCTGGAGGCGCTAAAGGCGCTGCTGCCGTTCTATGCAGGCCGAGTGAAATGCATCTACATCGACCCGCCGTACAATACGGGTCAAGCCTTTGCTCACTACGATGACAACCTTGAGCATTCAATCTGGCTGGCGACCATGTTTCCAAGGATGGAGTTCCTTCGAGATCTGCTTTGCGAAGATGGGGTGCTGTTTTGTCAACTAAACGATGACGAAGCCGCCTATGCCAAGGTCTTGCTTGATGAGGTGTTCGGCCGCCAGAATTTCATTAATCAGGTTGCTGTCAAAATGAAGTTGACGGCGGGTGCAAGTGGCGGAGGCGAAGACAAGCGCCTCAAAAAGAACATCGAACACTTGCTCATCTACGCAAAGAACAATACCAGCAGTTCCGGCTTTCAAAAATTCAATGATTACTACGAAGAGGAAGACCTCTTTGAGCATATCGACGCAATGGAAGAAGCGGGAAAAAGTTGGAAGTACACCAGCGTGATCGAGCATTGGGGCGAGCCCGTCGATGAGAGAACGGTGCTTGATGGCTCTGGTGAAGAAATCCGAGTAAGGAAGTTTAAGGGCCTGAAGCGGACCACCGTCAAGAAACTGGTCAGGGATACCGAAAAATCCGAGAAGGAGGTGTATACTGAATTCTTTGATAGAATTTTCTCAGACACAAATGCCCAAACATCCATTCGAACCAGAATTATGGATGAGTTTATTGAACTCGAAGATGACGAAGCATTGGAGGCCAAATACGTTCCCCGATCAGGGCGAGACAAGGGACGAGAAGTCACCCACTACTATATTAGCCCAACAATTCGCCGGGTGATTTGGCTTAGTGACGCGTCAGAGAAGCGTGGGAATTTCTTGTTCAAGAAAGAGAAGCTCGGGACGTACTGGAAGGGTTTCTCTTTGAACAATTTGACGAAGGAGGGTTCTGTACAGTTCCCGAACGGAAAAAAGCCAGAAGGGCTTGTGCAACGGATTTTGGAAATCGCCACCAAACCTGGCGACCTCGTGCTTGATTCGTTTCTTGGCTCTGGCACCACCGCCGCCGTCGCGCACAAAATGGGTCGCCGCTATATCGGCATCGAGATGGGAAATCACGCAATCACTCATTGCGTACCTCGCCTTAGGAAGGTCATCGCAGGTGAGCAGGGGGGCATCTCTCCCGCAATCGGCTGGCAGGGTGGCGGCGGTTTCCGCTTCTATCGGCTCGGCCCGCCCGTGTTCGATGAAGAAGGCCATATCCGGCAGGACATCCGCTTCCCCGTGCTGGCGGCACATGTCTGGTTCTCGGAGACAGACCGCCCTTGGGATGGCGAGGGCGAAAGCCCACTGCTTGGAATTCATGATGGCCGCGCGCACGCCCTGCTGTACAACGGCATCCTTGGCGACAAGCGGCCCGCAGGCGGCAACGTGTTGACCCGCGCGACATTGTCTCTGATCCGCGACGATATCGCCAGACTGGTGCCAGACTTCGACGGCCCGCTGACCATTTATGGCGAGCAATCCCGCCTGACCGCCGCCACACTCGACCGCGAGCGCATTACCTTCAAGCAGACGCCCTACGACGTCAAAGCGCGCAAGTAAGGGGCATCTGATGAAACTGAAGCAATATCAGACCGATACTCTGTCCACCCTTCGCCGTTTCCTCGAAGAGGCCCGCGTTGCAGGGCCGAAAGGCGCCTATGAGGCGATCACCAAGGAGCCAGAGCAGGCCAAGCGGCTGGGGCGCTTTGGCGGCACATACACCCCGCTCGCGGAATTGCCAAACGTGCCTTACGTCTGCCTGCGTTTGCCCACCGGGGGCGGCAAGACGATCCTTGGCGCACACTCCATCGGCATCGCGCGGGATGCTTGGGTTGAGAAGGACTATCCGATGGTGCTGTGGCTGGTGCCATCGAACACCATCCGCTTGCAGACCGCCGAGGCGCTGAAAAACGCCCGTCACCCATATCGGCAGGCGCTGGACGAGTCCTTCGACGGCCGGGTGCGCGTGTTCGACATTGCCGATTTCACGCAAATCCGCCCGCATGACATCCGCGATCACTGCTGCATCGTGGTGGGCACGATCCAGACGCTGCGGGTGTCAAACACCGAAGGGCGCAAGGTCTATTCCCACAACGAAAACATGGAACCGCATTTCACAACGCTGCCCAAGACCATGCCCGGGCTGGAAACGCTGGAAGGTGGAGGGGTGAAGTTCTCGTTCGCCAATCTGATGCACATCCACCGACCGCTGATGATCGTGGACGAGGCGCATAACGCCGTCACCGGCCTGACGCGAGAAATGCAGGGCCGGGTCAACCCGTCCGCAATCATCGAGTTCACGGCGACACCGCGGCTGAATTCCAACATCCTGCACAGCGTGACGGCGCAGGAGTTGAAGTTAGAAGAGATGATCAAGCTGCCGATCATGTTGTCCGAACATGACACCTGGCAGAACGCCGTGAACGGGGCCATCGCGTCTCGGGCATCGCTGGCCGAGGAAGCCGAGAAGGACACCGACTACATCCGGCCCATCGTTCTGTTCCAAGCGCAGCCGAAGAACCAGGAGGTGACGGTTGAGGTGCTGAAGAAGCACCTGATGGAGGTGGAAAACGTCGAGGAGCACAAGATTGCCATTGCGACCGGTGATCAGCGCGAACTGGACGGGATCAACCTGTTCGATCCGAAATGCCAGATCGAATACGTCATCACCGTCGAGGCGCTGAAAGAGGGGTGGGACTGTTCCTTTGCCTATGCGTTCTGCTCGGTCTCGCGGATTCAGAGCGCGGTAGACGTCGAGCAGTTGCTGGGCCGCGTCCTGCGGATGCCCTATGCCAAGCGTCGAAAGTCCGAAGATCTGAACCGCGCTTATGCGTTCCTGTCGGAGCCTTCATTCGGCGAAGCGGCGAGGTCGCTGGCCGACAAGCTGGTAGCCATGGGCTTCGAGGAAGACGAGGCTGCCGCCAACATCGAACCGGCACAGTCTTCGCTCGATATGGATACCGGGCTGTTCGGCCCCCGTGACAAGCCGAAGCCAACTTTCACGCACACGGTGACGGTCACACCCGAGGTGGTTGCCGAACTGAAGAAACAGGAAGGGCTGACTGTTCGCGCGACGGAGGATGGCAAGGTCGAGATCGCCGTTACGGGTCGCGTCGATGGCGGTCTTGAACAGGCTATCATCCAGGCATTGCCCGAAACCGAACGGACCGGATTTTCGGTAGCCGTCACCAAATATCGCGTCGAGGTGATGGATCAGCTGTCGCCCGCAGAACAGGGCGAAACGTTCCGGGTTCCCCGCCTCGTGTCGGAGATTCAAGGCACGTTCGAGTTTGCCGACACCGACGTATTCATGGAATTCCACGACTGGTCGCTGTTGAACCATTCGTCCAAGCTGAGCGAGGTCGAGTTTGCGATCCGCGAGACCGCGCGCAGCTTCGAGATCGACCTAGACGGCAACCGCATCACCTATCAGTTCGCCGATGAGGCCGAGCAACTGGCGCTGGATGTAGCTGTCGATGGCTGGACTCCGGAGGCATTGGTGCTCTGGCTAGACCGTCAGGTGCGCCAGCAAGATATTCATCAAAGCGAACTGTTGCGGTGGCTGCGCGATCTCGTTGGCCACCTGATCACCGCCCGGGGCATGCACATCGCGGCGCTTATGCGGTGCAAATTCATCCTCGCCCGCAAGGTCCGTGAAAAGCTCGCCGCCATCCGCCAGCAGGAACGTAACGGCGTCTACCAGCGATACCTGTTCGCACCAGAGGCCAAGGTCGAGGTTTCGTTCGATCAGGCTTTCGCTTTCAAGGACGGAATGTATTCGGATCAGCGTCGATATCGCGGGCGCTGGAAACCACGCAAACACTTCCTTGGCCCTGAGAATGTTCCTGCCTTCGACGGCGCCGAGAATGGCGAGGAGTTCCAGTGCGCACAGGCTATCGACAGCTTGCCCGGCCTGAAGTTCTGGATCCGAAACGTTGCACGACACCCCAACTCTTTCTGGTTGCCGACGGCGACCGACAAGTTCTATCCAGACTTCGTGGCTCAGATGGATGACGGCAGACTGCTCGTTGTCGAATACAAGGGCGCGCATATTGCCGACGGCGCAGACACCGCTGAAAAGCGTACCATTGGCGAGTTGTGGGAACGAAATGGAGGCGGCAAAAGCCTATTCGTCGTGGTCGAGAAGACCTTGGATGGCAAGGATATGCGGACGCAGATGATCGAGAAGATCGGCACCTGATAGCGCACAGGTCGTCCTGACACCGAACATTCCCGGTCCTTCCCAACCGCTCTGATACCCCGATGCCGTCGCGCATGAGACACTCTGCGACATGCGCACGCTCCTTTCTCGCCTTCTCGGCCTAACGCGCACGCGCGGCTTTGACGCTGCGGGTGGCGGGCGGCGTTGGGAGGGGGCACGGACGGTCGATGGGCTGAACACGGCGATCCTTGCAGGGGCGAGCACGGCAGCGCGGCGGGCGGGATGGTATGCGCGCAACAACCCTTGGGTCGCGGCGGCGGTGGACAGCCTGGTCGGCAATGTCGTCGGCGCCGGGATCAAGCCCCAATCCACGCATCCCGACCGTGCGGTTCGTGAACGGCTTCAGGTGCTGTGGCTGCGCTGGACCGATTATGCCGATCCCGGTGGGCTTGCTGATTTCTACGGGCTGCAGGCAATGGCCGTGCGCGCGATGGTCGAGGGCGGCGAGAGTTTCGCTCGGCTGCGCGTGGTGCATGATGCCGCCGCCGTTCCTCTACAAATCGAGCTGCTTGACCGGGACCAGGTGCCGTTGGACCTGCATCGTGACATTGGCGGCGGCGCGCGCATCCGGGCAGGCATCGAGTTCAACGGCGCTGGGCTGCGCACTGCCTATTGGGTGATGAGGGACAGGCCCGGCGATCCGCTGACGTCACTGCGGCTGGAACCGCT